GTATAGTTTAGTGGTAGAATCCCATGCTTCCGACCTGGTTGCGCGAGTTCGATTCTCGCTACCCGCTCCAAAATATATGAATTTATAGAAATTTATAAAAGTTTATAGAAACCTATAAAACAATAAAATCATTGAAATATAGGTATTTTTAGACTTTTTGATTTCTTTACAAATTTATAAAAATCTATAAAAATTTATAAAAAGTTTGTAAAATTACATTAAAATTACATTAAAACTGAAAAAATAATTACATTAAAAAATTTATTTACATTAAAATTTTAAAGTACAAAAAAGCTAGTATGTTTTAGATACTAGCTTTCATTAATTTACTATATAGAAAAATGCGGGTAGTCGGTAATGATAACCCGCAAATGCACTAAACACAAAGACTTTTTTTAGATTTAAAAAAGTTTTAATGTAATTTTAATGTAATTTTATGCACAAAGTTTCATCTTTTTAGAGTAAACACGGCAGTTTTTCAATTGTCTGTTTCTATATCTTGCAAGTATATGACCATAAGTTTCTTTTATTTGTCTATCATCCACATGACCAAGAATAGAGGCAATAACAAGTAGATCCATTCCAGCTTCAATCATTCTAGTAACAGCAGTATGTCTACACATGTGTGTATGGCATCCTTTGGTAAGTTGAGGTTTGACACCAGCTTCTCTACAAATCCTTTTGAAGATATTATTTATACAACGATGATCGAGATAGCTACCATCTAATTGACAAAATAATAGTCCATTTTTATTATAAGGATTAGACTTAGCATTTTTTATTTGGTCTTTTACTACTTTTAGCATGAGTGCATCATCGAATATGTCGAAGGGAACAAACCTCTCATCTAGTAATCCTTGTTCTATTTTTCTTCGACCAGTTTTTGTAGTTTCTCCCATAACTATTTTTCCATCATCACTGGATAGAGTTTTATTGATAATGAACCCATTAGCAGTTAAGTCAATATTCTCATCAATAAGAATAGCACCTAATTCTCCTATTCTTGCAGCAGAGAGTAAAGCACATATAAATAAATTTCTTAAAGTTCTTTCATCATATTTACATCTTGAACTTTTGACCAATGGTTGTGTTAATAAATATTTAATTAGTTTTCTTTGCTCATCTATTTCAAATGCTTGCACAGGTTCTTTCTTTTGCAATGAAACAGGAGTATATACTCTGAGCATAGGGTTATCTGGATATGCTATTATTTTATCAAGAACACATTGCATAAAACCTGCTTTCAATTTTGCTACTATTTTATCTATTTCTCCGTTGAGATAAATGCCTTATTGAATTTAGAAAATTTTGAATTTCAGTATAAGTCACCTTTTGAACGGGTTTTTTGAAATCATCCCAATTTTGAATATAATTATAGTGATATTTATCTTTGTCTTTGGTATTCTTTATAATTTTTCCTGCTTCAAATTTAGTATTTCCAATTTTTTTACATACATCAATAATAGTAATGCCATTTTTCTTAACATAGCTTTTAGTTTGAACTTTTGCTTCGGTTTCTAATTTTTTATCTACAGCTGCTCTTTTCTTATTTTCATTTGCAACAGTAGTTTGTTTTTTATCTATTGAGATTTGAGCCTGATATCTAAAATAACAATAGAAGCGGTCACAATAAGTATTACTTTTTAAACAATCCGTACATTCAATACATTTTTGACATTTATTAGTACCAGTTCTATTATTGCATAAAGATCTATCAGTACAATTTTTACATATTTCGCATTCATGACCTAACTTTTTTGGTCTTTTTATCTTTTGTATAGTATCGTAAATAGAACCTTCTCCGTTGGCTCTACGAGTACCAGTATTATTCATAAAAAAAACCTCCATTTTTCTTTAAAATCCACTTGAAAAATGAAAGTCTTTCATATATAATATAAAAGTATTCACTTTTCGAAGTGTTTACATTCTTGGGTAATGTGTGTCGTTCCGCAAAAAATGAAACACATTATCCTTTTTATTTATATAATTCTATTTAAAGGCACTATTATTTTCTACTTTTATAACTTCTCCTAAGATTTCAATATCATCCATAGTTAAATCATATTGAGTAGGGAAGTTCCACATATTCATAGCTTGCAATTCTATTTTGCCATCATCAGCTTGAATAACTTTACGAATAATAGGATCGCTATTTTTTATTTTCAATAAATATGTCTTTCTATTTGAAAATTCCTTATATTTTTTTATTATTGCTATATCCCCAACATCAAGAAGCGGAGCCATAGAATTATCAGTTGCATGTATTGCAAAAAAGTTTTTTGGATCATCTGCAGCAATATCGGTTCGATAAGAATATGGAATCTTTTGGATAATTTCATTAGTAGAAAGATTTATAACATCTATTTCTGCAACTTTTGTTTTTCCGTAATTTTTATCCATAGGAACATTATAACCCATTAACCAAACTTCATTAGTATCTAATGCATCGGCTAAAATAGAAAGTTTGTCTTGTCTAGCAAATGCTTTACCTTTTAAATATTTATTTATTAAACCACTACTTAATTTGGTTTTTTCACATAATTCTACTTGTTTCATATTTCTTATTTCTAGTATTTTCTTTAATCTATTAGCAAATGTATCTTCCAAATTGCACACCTCCTACAATTATTATTTACTATTATAAAAAAAAACTTAATAAAAGTCAATAAAATTTTAATAAAAATAAAAAAAACTGAAAAAAATTCAAAAAAAGTATTGACAAAAGAAAGATGTTAAGATATTATAATAAAAACTGAATGAAATTCAGTAAAAAGAAAGGAGGGGATTAGGATGCCAGACTATTCTAAATTAAGAGGAAGAATTAAGGAAAAAAGTTTTTCAGAAAAAGAATTTGCTGCATTAATTGGCATGTCAGCACCAACACTTAGTGGAAAATTCAAAGGGCTATCATTTTTTGATACAGAGCAAATAAAACGAGCAGCTAAAGTTTTGGAAATATCTGAGCAAGATGTTTATAGTTATTTTTTTGAAGAAAAAACTGAATAAAATTCAGTAAAAGAAAGGAAATAATATGAAAGAATTAAAAAATGCGGAACGACACACAAAACAAGGAGTGATTATTTATGAGGGTTGATAATAAACCAACAATGACTTGGGATGAAGCACCAGATACAATATCACCTAAAGAATTATCCAAAATACTAGGAATAGGAATTGTAAGTGCTAGGAATATTTTTGATAAACCTGATTTTCCTAAAATACCAAAATCAGATATTGGAAATATAGGCAGGGCAGATAAAGAGGCAGCAAGATTATATATTCAAGGTGTAAAAATCAAAAATAATCCTAAAGAAACTATTTTAAGTATGATCTATTTTGAATTAAAAAGAATGAATGTAAACCAAATGAAAGGGGAAGAAGAAAATGAAGATAATTAATAAGAAAAAATTTATAGTAAGAATAATAGAACTATTAGTAATAATAGCAACAATTATATTAACAATAAAAGCAATAGGATATGCAACATTAATAAGAGGCTACAAGGGATATGGAGGAGAATACTTAATACCAATATTAGGCTTAATTATAGTATTAGTTTTAGAAACAATTTTAGAAGAAAGCGAGAATAAAAAACATGAAAACAGAAAATCAAATAAAAGAAGAAATTAGAAAACATAAAGAACATTTAAAAAACACAAATTTTGAAGATAGAACAACAGAACAAAAAATGCATTCAGCAATAATTGAGGCTTTAGAATGGGTATTGGGGGAAATGTAAATGTATATAGAAGAAGCGGTTAATATATTAGAAAATATGTGCTACAGATATGGAAAGCCCAGACAAAAGGGGAGAACAGAAGAACAAATAAAAGAAGTTGAAGCATTAAATGTTATATTGGGAACATTTAGAAAGGAAGGGCAAATCAAATGGACAAACTAGATAAATGCTATATTTGGCACATTATAACATTGGCTACAATGCAATATAAATTAAAGCAATTGAAAGGAGGAAAATGAGATGAAAGGATATCAAGATATAAAAGATCTTATTTCTGATATAGATGAATTTCACAACGAAGCGGAATTGAGAGAAATATTACAACAAATTTTATTTATCTGTGAAGATAACCTAAAAAAAGAACCATCTACCGACAACCAAATCGAAAAATAGATGATTCACAAAAATATTTATAAAAATACTTTCTTTATATATTTTATCACAGAAAGTAAGAAAGGGCAAGAAAAATGTTGAAAATAGATGAACATATATGCAGCATTTGTGGAAAAAAATATGATGGATATGGAAACAATGCACAACCAATAAATGATGAAAGATGCTGTGATGAATGTAACAGAAAAGTTGTAATTCCAATAAGAATTGCAAGTACGATGTGATACTGGACAAAAGATACCTTGAACGATTAAGAAAGGGGGAATAAAAGACTATGGAAAAAGATAAGAAAATAATAAATAGGCAAAATATAAATAAAGATGAAAAATCAGAACAAATCAAGAAAATAGCAAAGCAATTATTAAAAGAAATAGGAATTAAAGTAAATTTGTTAGGATTTAAATACTGGCAAACAGCACTAGCACTTGTCATAGAAGATGAAGGAAAAATTGTAATGATGAGTTTATACTGCAGTGTAGCCAAAAAGCATAGAACAACAGCTGCTAAAGTAGAAAGAGCAATGCGTTATGCTTATATGGATTTAAATTTAAAACAAATATTTAAAACAGATTATCCTATTAATAATAAGGCTTTGCTATTTTTATTAATAGATAGAATTATGAATAAAATTGACAATACTTAGAAAATCAATAGTTTTTCAGGAAACAAGAGATTTTGTCGAATACTAGAAAGGAGTATATCACATGGCAAACAAAGATGCATATTATTTTAGCCATGACTCAAATGCACTAACGGATCCAAAAATACTTTCAATGCGTTGTGATTATGGCCTAGAACGGCTATGGTCTATATTGGGCAATCTTGGAAATGTTAAGGAATGAATCAACATATAAATTACCACTAAATAGGAATACATATAGGGCGATAAAAATGCAAACTAACACAACAATAGATGTAGAGCAATATATAAATGATTGTATTAACGAATATAAAGACAGTGAAAGTGGAAACGGATTATTTACTTCAAAAGATGGTATGTTTTGGTCTGAAAGTTTTATTAGAAGAATGGAAAAATATGAAGACTTAAAAGAAAAAAGAAAACGAGCAGCAAATGCAAGATGGAATAAAGAAAAAAACACAGAACCAGTAAAAAATACAAGAAAATGCAAAAGCATAAAAAATTATTGCAAAAGCAATGCAAGTGCATATAAAAAACGATACAAATGTAATGCAAAACTCAAAAAAGTATATGCAAAATTATGCAAATTAAATCAAATCAAATTAAATGAAATTAAATTAAATAAAATTAAATCTATCTATCATTCTGATCCAGAAGAAGAAAAAACAAAAACTAAGATGGATGAGATAGACAAGATGGAATTTGAGAGAATTATACAAAATTGTGAATTACATGTTTTGGATCCTGCTCTTGCTATCGAAATCAAAGAAATATTAAAAGAAATGTATATGGATTTAAAAACTAAGAAAAAAGTCGAAGAGATGAACTCTAAAAAACTATTATATGCACTGAAACAATACTCAATAGCAAATACGAAGACTGTAATTCAAAAACCAAAGGAATATTTTAAAAAATGTATTTTATCTGCAATAGGACAAACAGAGTTAAGTACACAATATGATGCCTATACAATAGAAATGGGGGCAGTATTATGAGCAATTTAGATATTTTATATAACAGGACTACGGTTCCTATATATACAAAAATGAAAACAATAGAAAGAGGAAATTCAGTGGTAAATGCAAAGAAGAGAAAAGAGTATGACTTTTATAAATGTGATTATTGCGGAGCAGAAATAGAAATAAAAGAAAAAAGACATGAAATGATGGGCGGAATTGCAATAATACCACACACCATTACAAGAAGAGGAGAATTAAAATTAGCATTGTGTAGTAAATGTTTAAAACCTGCATTGAAAGAACTGGAAAAGGAGAAATAAATGGGAGAAGATAGCAATTTAAAAGCTGTATTTTATGCAGTAAATGGATTAAGCGGAGAAATGAAGCCATTAGGAAAAGCACAACTTGGTTTAACTGATGAAGAAAATAGATATCCTAAATATGCTAAAGGTGGAATCAAAAATGAATGTGTAGCTTTTGCTGAAATAGGGGAAGAAGAATATTCAGGAGAATTAAACTTGATCGTAATGCCTAAAACAATGAAAAAGAAACGATTTATAAAATTAATTATGAGTAAAGGGTATCAAAGAAATAAGGCTAATAAGATACACCAAGAATATATGGAAAAATACAAATATAGAACAATGATTGGCTTAATGGTGTTTTTAGAATGCTATAACATAAAACCAATATTTAAATTAAAAATTGGAGAAAAAATTTTTGAAGGAGAGATGAGATATGAGAAAGGAAATGATATATCAAGCAGATAGAAAAATAGAAATATTAGAAACAGGAACATGCTTTGGACTATTATACTATATTTTAAATTTAGGAACACATCCAACAGCATATGTTAGAATTCCTAAAAACAATAAATTTTATGGGAAAGAAATAAGTGAAATAGATATAAATGTTCATGGAGGAATTACTTATTCAGAAGAGGGATTACACATAGGAAATGAAAAAGCAACAGAAGGCTGGTATATAGGTTGGGACTATGCACACTATGGAGATTACATAGGATTTGAGGAGAAATATCCAATTTTGTGTAGAACAGGTGGCAAAAAGTGGACAACAAACGAAATATTTATTGAAATAAGAGAAGTATGTTATCAAATACAGTTAGTTTCAAATCAAATAAATGGTCGAAAATTATATTTGATAGGACAAAAAGATGCTTTAATACATTCACTTAGCGAAGTAAAAATGCAAGAACAATATATAAGAAGAGATATAGAATTAATTGATAAAGAAATCAAAAAAATGGATGCAGGAGAAAAATAAATAAAGAGGTGGTACAAATGAAATTGAAGTATGAAATTGAAATAGAGGAGAGCATAACTGGAAAAGCTAGACCACGAATGAATACATATACAGGAAGGGCATATACACCAACAAAAACAAAAAATTATGAATATTTGGTAAGACAGATTTTTGTATATAAATATCCTCAATACAAACCAATTGAGGGAAGAGTAACTATGACAATTATAGCCTATTTTGAAATTCCTAAAAGTACAAGTAAAAAGAAAGAAGCGGAAATGCTTTGTGGAGGAATAAGCCCAACAAAGAAACCAGACTGGGACAATATAGGAAAAATAGTTAGTGATGCACTAAATAAATTTGCTTTCAAAGATGACGCACAAATTACAGATGTAAGAATTTTTAAAAAGTATGCCAAGACACCAAAAGTTATAGTTCAAATAGGAGAGTATTAGGAGGAATGATATGAAATGTATAAAATGTGGAAAATATCCATTTTGCAATAAAATACAGGACTCTCAACAAGAAGTTTGTGAGGATTTTAAAAAAAGAAAGCTAATTACAACAACTGACTTACCGTTGATAATGAATAAAGAGGCAAGAGATACAGAAATAAAATTATAAGGAGCAAAAAAGAGTATGTCTAATATTTATGATATGGAAGGAAAAAAGAAAGTAATATTTACAGAAGAACCAGATGTAAATATTACATATAAAGAAATAATGCAAATAGTGGTAGAACATGCAACAGAAGAGAGATGTCATCAGATATTTTGCTATGGTGGAATAAATATGTGTCCATCAGATGTATTCGGCTCAGAAAAGATAGATAAGCGAAAAGAAGAGGACACTTGCAATTACGAAGGGATAGGATGCACAAAATGTTGGTCTAATGCTATAAAAGATATAAAAGGAGGTACAGAAAGATGAAATGTACAGGAAAAGAATGGGATACTTGTAGAGTTGAAAAGATGGGATGTCGTGGTTGTTATTATGATGAAAAAAATTCATTGAATTTACAAAAGATCAGGAAGGAGTAAATGTATATTGCATAAAAGAAGATATAACAGTTGGAGATGTTTTAATGGGAGTAGCTGCAACAATAAAAATGGTTATAGAAGAAACAGGCAAAGATGAAGAAACGATATGGGAAGTAGTTAAGGAAATGCTAGATGAAACACATGAGAGAGAGGTGCAAAGATGATTGTATTACCAATAAAAAAGAAATGGTTTGAAATGATAGCCAACGGAGAGTGGAGGTAAAAAATTATGAAATACCTATTAAATAATAAAGTATATGATACAGAAAAAGCAGAAGAAATTTTAAAGTATATAAAGACAATAGAGCAAAAATCAATTTGGGGATTATATAGTTATCCAAAATATGAATGTACATTATATAAAACGCAAAAAGGAAATTTCTTTGTGCATGTTGGAAAATATGTTGGGAACACTGGTGTATCATATCAGGATAAAGACAAAATTGAGTTGTTATCAGAAAAAGAGGTAAAAGAGATACTTAATCAATTAAATGAAGTAGAAACATATAAAAAAATATTTAATGATTTAGAGGAGGGATAATATGAAAACTTGGGAAGAAGCAACGAAATTAAATAGAACAGATATATTAATGCTAGTATTTTATATTATGAATGGAATATTAGACATAACTGTATCAATAATAAGTGAAAATAAAACATGGATAATATGTGGATTATTATGGATAACAATAGCATTAATGAGATATTGTGATTTAAAAATAATAAAAGGAAATGAGGCAATTATTGATATTCAAGAAGCGGACAGCAAAATAAAAAAAGAGATCATAGATGCCTTAATGAATGAAACTGCAGTAGAAATAGAAATAAGTAAAATCAAAATACCTGAACATTTTTCAAAACCAAATCCAAAGAAACTACAACAAAAATTTAAATATTACAAAGAAAATCATAAATTTGAATCGCAGATAGTGATTGATTTAGACTACAACTTAATTGATGGATATACATCATATTTAATAGCTAAAAATTATAATAAAACTACAGTAATTGCAAAACTGAAAAGAAATAAAGAAATGGAGGGAAAGTAATGAGTGGATATAAACCAAAAGGAAATAAAAATAGTGATGGACTAGAACCACCAAATGAAAATAGCAGCATATCAAAAAAAGAAAATAGCAAATCTATTGGAACAATAATTGATGAATTATTAAATAATCCTGAAGTGATAATGGTACAAGCTGGAAGAGTTATAAATGAAGCTAAAAAAGCAGAAGAAAAAATATTAAATAAAAATAAAGAACTAGAAAAGCAATTAATTGAAAAAGATAAAGAAATAGCATATCTAAAAGGAAAAATAGATGTGATGAAAGACTTTATAAATGAATTAAAAAACACAGATATTGAATATGGCTCAATAGAAACACAGCTGCTAGAAAAAAACTAGGAGGATACTATGGATGAAGAAGAATATATACAATTACAAACATTGTTGGCAAAATTTAGAGTGGTTGCAATGAAAGAGTTTGGAGCCGAAAGTACACCAACAAAAATAAAAGAAAAAGATTTAAAAATCATTAGAAAAATAGATTATCTAAGAAATAATACAATATTAAATTTATATGGAGGAAATGTAAGATGAAAGAATTTATATATTTAGTCTTAGTTATAATGCTTACACCAATATATATAATAATTAAAGTTTTTAGTACATTTATGGAATTTATGTTTGAAATAGTAGAACCCATGGCTGAAATAATGCAAAAGGCAATAGATAATATGGCATATTTTTGGAAAAATGTTTTTAAAAGAAATCAATAACCAATAAAAAAACAATAACAATGTATAGCAGTAAGAAAAAAACAGAAAAAATTATTAAAAAAATAAAAAATTCAAAAACGAACTCAATAGAAAAAAATAATCTGGAAAGGCAGGTGGACATTATGTTTGAAATATTAAAAATTATATTTATATCTTTTTTAGTAATATTAGCACTGTCAAAAATAGCAAAAGAATTAAATTCGAAAGACAGCAATAAAAACAATATTATCAATGTGATAGAAATATGGGCAATTATAGTGTTGACTTTCTTTATTTATAAAATTTAGGAGGTGCCAAAGATGAATATTCAAGAAGTCCTTGAAAATTATAATACATATAAATTTAAGATAAGTATGGTAGAAGCGGAAATACAAGATCTAAATGATGAGATAGTTGATATAAAAAGTGCAAATTTAGATGGTATGCCAAAAGCAAAAGGATATGTACAATCAAGTATAGAAAATCAAATAATAGAAAAGCAAGAGAAGATAGAACAAAGAGAGAGATTTATAAAAAGGCTAAAACAAAAATTGAAAATAGTAGAAGATTTAGTAAAAACATTAAAAAAATATAATCAAGATGTGATAGATATGAGATACTATCAAAAAATAAGCATAGAAGAAATAGCCGTAAAAAAGAGTAAAACATATGGTGCAATAACAACAACACTAAAAAATTCTATAACAAAAATGCAACGAGAATATAACAAAAATAAAAAATTATAGAAAAATTATATAAAATTTATATATTTTTTCTGTATTTTTTAAAAAAATAATCTGTTATAATTATAATTGCAAAAAAACTAAGTATAGTCAAATTAATATTTTTAGTAAAAGCTACCTTCTTTTCCTTTCTGGGTAGCTTTTTTATTATATTGCGGAGATGGTGCAATGGCAGCACAAGGGGCTCATAACTCCTAGACGAGGTTCGAATCCTCTGTCCGCAACCAATAATACAAATGAGGTATATGCCTATGAATTTAAGTAGATGTATGACACGAGAATGCAAAAACTGCAGATATGAATCAAGTTGTTTTAAGGAGTACAATTATGGAAATAAGAGTAGTAGAAATAAGTCAGCTAAAAAGAGCAGAATACAATCCAAGAAAAGAATTAACACCAGCAGATCCAGAATATCAACAATTGAAAAAAAAGCATTGTTGAATTTGGATATGTTGTACCAGTTGTTATAAATTCAGATATGACCGTTATAGGTGGACATCAAGGATTAACAGTATTAGAGGATTTAGGATATAAGAAAATAGAATGTAGTGTCCAAAATCTTGACAAAACACATGAAAAAGCATTGAACCTTGCATTAAATAAAATAAATGGTATTTGGGATAATGAAAAATTAGAAAAAATACTTGCAGAATTAAAAGAACTAGAATTTGATATGGATATAACAGGTTTTAGTGCAGAGGAATTGAATGAGATTTTTAATGATACATTAGAAGCAACAGAAGATGATTTTGATGTAGAAAAAGAACTAGAAGAAATAAAAGAACCTATAACAAAAATAGGAGATACATGGATATTAGGAAAACATAGGCTAGTATGTGGAGATAGTACCAATAAAGAGGCAGTAGAGCGACTGATGAATAATAGAGAAGCGGATATGGTATTAACGGATCCACCTTATAATGTGAATGTTGAAAATAGTCAAGGAATGAAAATTCAAAATGATAATATGGACAATAAGGCATTTGGAGAATTTTTAACAAAAGCATTTAAAAATCTATCAGAGATACTGAAAGCAGGTGGAGCATTTTATATATGGTTTGCTTCAAGAGAACATATAAATTTTGAAAAAGCATTAAATGAAAATGGATTAAAAGTCAGACAAGAGATAATATGGAATAAAAATATGTTTATATTAGGAAATCAGGACTATCAATGGAAACATGAGCCATGTCTTTATGGCTGGAAAGATGGTGCAGCACATTATTTCATAGATGATAGAACACAAGCAACAGTTATAGAAGATAAGCATCAAGATTTTAGAAAATTAAAGAAAGAAGAACTAGTAAAAATGCTAGAAGAAATATATGCAGATAAAATTAGTACAACAATTATAGAAGAAAATAAACCTACAATAAATGATTTACATCCAACAATGAAACCAATAAAGCTACTAAGTAGATTAATAAAAAATAGTAGTAGAATAGATGAATGTGTCGTAGATTTATTTGGTGGAAGCGGATCAACTCTAATAGCTTGTGAACAATTAAGTAGACCTTGCTATATGATGGAATTAGATCCAAAATATTGTGATGTTATAGTAAAACGCTGGGAAACACTAACAGGAAAAAAAGCAGAGTTAGAAAAAAAGTAATGGAGGTGGGTGAGTTGCGTTGACACAGAACAAAATTGAAAGAATAAAGACAGATTATTTAGGTGGAATGACATATAAAAACATTTTTAAAAAATACAACATTACTTTGTCTGATTTAAAAAAGATTATAAATCAATATAAATTAACAAGAAATAAAAGTGAAATACTTAAAGGCAACCAAAACGCCAAAAGCAACAAAGGCGGACATGCTCCACCTAAGAACAAAAACGCAATCACTACTGGAGAATATGAAAAAATATATACTGATGTTTTAACAGAGGAAGAAAAAGAATTATTTAAAAATTATAAGATAAGTGACATAGATAATTTGCTAATGGAAGAATACATGGCAGAATACAAATTGCTAACCATACGAGAAGTTAGAATGCTACGAAGAATAAGAAAACTGGAAAAAGCAGATAAAGATATGACAATAGGACATATTCGAAAAAAGAATAGTGATGGTGCAATAGAAACAGTAACAGAAGCGGAAGCAACTGTTGATAAAATCCAAAGAATAGAAGATGGACTTACAAGAGTGACAGAAGCAAAAAGAAAAAGCAGAGAAAATATGATAAAGTTAGGATTTAGTAAACGAGAGTTGGAACTAAAAGAAAAACAAGCAGAAGATGAATTATGGTAAGGAGGGGAATATGTTATGTTTGAAAATCCCCATGATTTATATAAATCTAAAGAGTGGCAGCAATTACTAGAGAATTTGAAACTAGAAAGAGTAAATGAAGAGGGAAAACTCATTTGTGAGTATTGTGGAGAGGAAATAGTAAAGGCTTACGATTGCATAGGACATCATAAAATACCACTAAATAATATAAATGTTAATGATTATAATATAAGTCTTAATCCAGAAAATATAATGTTAATACATTTCAAATGTCATAATAAAGTACATCATCGATTTGGATATGAATTACCACAAAAAGTATATATTGTTTATGGTTCGCCTTGCAGTGGTAAATCAACATGGGTTGATGAACAGGCAACAGCGGATGATTTAATAGTAGATATTGATAAAATATGGGAATGTATTAGTTTTTGCGATAAGTATAATAAACCAAAGAAATTACAGCAAAATGTTTTTGAGATAAGAAATACTTTGTTAGAGCAAATAAAGATGCGACTGGGAAATTGGCAAAATGCTTTTATAGTAGGAACATATCCATTAAAGATGGAAAGACAAAGACTGGCAGATAAACTAGGAGCAGAACTGATATTTATAGAAACAGAAAAGGATATATGTTTAAACAGAGCAAAAAACGATGCTTGGAGAAAATATATAGAAGAATGGTTTGAAAGTTTTCAACCATAGCCCCCCGCCTAGCTTAATGATGAACTAGTGTCTGGGGACTGTAAGGGGTACCTCTTTTTCACACGAGGCAAAAAATTCATTTTTTTTGGATTTCAAAAAAGAAGATACAGAAAGAAAGGTGTTTTTATGACAAGAAGAGAAAAGTTAGATGAAATTTTTAAGGATGTAGAAACAAATAAGAAGGAATTAATCAATCCACTTTTAGATGATATAGCTTTTTTGGAAGAAAGAATGGAAGAGCTAAAGAAAATGCCATTTATTAGAATTCATCCCAAAGATCCAACTAAACAAAAAGTGACTAAGGCAGCAAAACTATATAAAGAGCATTCTCAAAGTTATATGAATGCAATAAGAATGGTGTATTCAATGATTAATGGCCATGAAATAGAAGAGGATCCTGTACAAAAGTTTTTGGAGCAAAGAAAAAAATATGGAGGAAGTTAATTATTTAAAAGAATATTATAGTGAAATTCAAAAAGGAAATATAATTGTAGGATTAGAGTTAAAAACAGAATTACAAAAATTGATAAGAGATTTAGATGATCCACGATATAGATATGATTTAGAAGAAAGCCATTTAAGAATAGAATTTATGGAAAATCTATGTTTACAAAGTAAAAAGCCATTTTATAATATGCCAATGCAATTACTATTATGGGAAAAAGCATTTATAGAAACAATTTATTCATTTAAAGTATATGATGAAGAATTAAAACGATGGGTAAGGCGATTTCAAAATATACTTTTACTAATAGCAAGAAAAAATGGAAAAACAACACTTATGGCAGCAGATGCACACACAGATTTGAGAATTGGCGAAGGTGGTATGGATATAGTTTGTGCCTCAAATGATGACAAGCAAGCTAGTTTGTTATGGAATGAAGTAGACAATATGAGGAAAAGAATAGATCCACATTCAAAAATTACACATAAAAACATGTCACAAATTTGCAATACAAAGAAAAATATAACAATATTTAAAATGTCAAGTAAAACGCAAAATAAAGATGGTAGAAATATAGATAAAATGTATATGGATGAAAGCCACGATGCACCAAATGATGAAATAGCAGAAGCAGGGCAGAAATCAATGTCAACAAAAGATGAGCCATTATTCATCAACTTGACAACGGAAGGATTTATCAATGATGGATATTTAGATCATGAATTAGTATATGCAAGAGAAGTAATATTTGATGAAACGGATGATATTCATTATTTGCCATGGTTATACACGCAAGATAGTGAAGAGGAAATATGGCAGGATGAACAAAGTTGGTATAAATCAAATCCACGGTTTAGGAGTAGTGAAGAAATGGAAATCACTACGAACAGAAATTGAAAAATCCAAAAAGTCTAAATCGAAAAGAATGCACACACTTTGCAAGGACTTTAATATAAAACAAAACAATGCTCAAGCATGGTTAATGAATGAAGATTACTGTTATGTAACAGAACCTTTTGAACTTGAAGAGTTTAGAGGTTCTTTTTGTTTGGGGGCAGTTGATCTATCTGCAACTACTGACTTATCAAATGCAAAAATATTATTAATGAAGCCAGACTGCAAAACAAAATATGTTCATACACATTATTGGATACCAGAAAGCAAACTTCAAGATAGTAACGATAAAGAAGCAGGAGCAAAATATGAAGAGTGGGCAAAAAAAGGAATACTTACAATACACGAAGGAAATGAAATTGATTTATCAAAGGTTGCGGACTGGTTTTATTCACTGTACAAAAACTATAACATAAAAACATATATGACAGGTTATGACCAAAGGTTCTCAAAATCATTTACAGACAGAATGGGAGAATACAGTCTTGAAACAGAAATGATATTACAAGGTAAAGTTTTGTCTAATGCAATGAAATTGGTAGAGGCAGACTTAAAAGACCAAGTAATAAATTACAATGAAAATGAAATGGATAGATGGTGCCTTGGAAATGCAGCAATTGAAATGGATAATCTAGGTAATATTATGTGTGTTAAAGTAAAGAAACAAGCTAGCAAGAGAATTGATGGTGCTGTAACATTAATAATTTTATACGAGATATACAGACGCTACAGAAACGAGTTTCACAAGTTAATAAATAAGTAAGGAGTAAACAAAATGGGATTAATTGATTTTATTAATAAATTTAAGAAAACAAAACCAAATATAAATTATGCAAAAATGTTAAATGGGTACACTCCCATTTTTTCGCAGTTTGGGCAGGATATTTATGCAAGCGATGTAGTACAACAAGCTATAGCTTGTTTAGTTACGGAGTTGACAAAAGCGAATCCATTTCACATAAAGCAAAGTGGAAGTGATTTAGTACCAGTAGAAAATAGTGAGATACAGAAATTATTAGATCAACCAAATGAGAGAATGACACAAACAGATTTCTTTGAAAAAGTATATTGGCAATTATTTTTAAATTATAACTCTTTTATAATTCCAACTTATTATAAGGATATAAAGGGAAATAAGCATTATACAGGACTTTATCCAATACAACCAACAAATGTTACATTTTTACAAGATCCAGAAGGTAAACTTGGAATAGAATTTACTTTCAGAAATGGATACAAAACAATGCTAGCATATTCAGATGTAATACATATACGATATAGATATTCCATCAATGAATTCATGGGAGGTAACGAATTTGGACAACCTGATAATAGAGCATTACTGAAAACATTGGAATTAAACAATACATTGCTTCAAGGAGTTGCAAAAGCACTAAAAAGTTCTTTTTCTATTAATGGAGTTATTAAATATAACACATTAATGGATGATGGAAAGATGGAAAATAACATCAAAGAGATAGAAAAAAGGCTAGCTAATAATGAAAGTGGATTTTTGCCATTAGATATAAAGGGAGAATACATCCCACTACAAAATAAAATACAATTAGTAGATGCTACAACACTAAAATTCATAGATGAAAAGATATTGAGAAATATAGGTGTCTCGCTTCCAATTTTGACAGGAGATTATACTAAACCACAATATGAAGCATTTTATCAAAAAAGTTTAGAACCAATTTTAAAAAGGACAGGCGAATCATTTACAATGACAATGTTTACAAATAGAGAAAAAGGTTTCAAAAATAAAGTTATGATGTATCCACATGAATTGATATTTATGGATACAAGTCAAAAAATAGAATTATTTGATGTATTAGTTGATAGTGCAAGTTGCTATAAAAATGAATTAAGAACTGCATTTGGAATGCGACCACTTCCAGAACTTGCAGGACAAATTGCTATGTCAAGTAATAAAGCAAATGCAGAAAATAACAAAATAAAA